AACATTGAGTGCATTACCTTCAGCATCTGTAGAATTTTCAGTTCCTCCTCCTATCTTCAAACCTGGTGGTTTATATTCTACAATTTTTATCATCAAGTAGTCGGAGGTACTCTCAAGTCTCTTGAGAGGATATCTGCATATTTTGCTTGCTCTATTTTGTGCGTTTATCTTATCAATTGTATCTGGACGCATTGTGTAGTTTGATACTACATTACCACTCCCATATGAAAAATCATCAGCAGAAGTAAGTGCCATCTATCTCTTTTTTAGTTATTTAGACGGAACTTTGCAAAAGGTATCATCTGTAGGTCCTTCACTTCTGATGGAAATACTTCATAAAGACCCGTAACCATTTCATTCCATGTGTAGTTTCTCATCAAACCCCAGTGAAAGTTTTCACCACGAAAACCCCAAGGGAAAACATCAGTAACAGCAACAAATGGGTTTTGGTCGTATCTAAGCATAGGAGTCTTTGCATTGTATACAAAGATATAAAGTTTTCCTGCTTGTGGTATCTTAGATCCTTCTGTCAATATCTCTCTCAGAGCATTCATTAAATCATCTGGATCTTTAATGCCAATAATGCTGTCAGTTACGGCACGTATTCTATTTACATTTTCATCAGTATCTGTAGGTCTTGTTGCAACATCCTTAGCAGCTTGTTGTTCTGCTAACTTTCTCCTTTGTGATACAAGAAAAGACTCTACCTTTTTTGCCATTACTTGATACCAAGTTCTTTTTCGGTGAAGACTCTAAACTCAAAACCTCTATCAAGACACCACTCTTTTGCTGCTTCCCATTTTGCTTGGTTTTTAGCATATTCATATGCTTCGCGCAGATAACCTTTGGTTTGTCTCTTTGGTTTCGCTGGAGGAGCAGTTTGGCGAAGTGGTTTGATTTCGATAATATATTTTTTTATTTTCCCAGATGATTCCTGAACTTTAATATAAAAGTCTGGGAAGTATCTATGTGGTTTGTTGTCTACTGGAGACCGATACCACACATACATTTCTTCACTACCCCATTCTAAAATATTCTGAGTCAAGTCACAGTATCTCATGAATTTGCGCTCCCAGAGGGAACGATATACTATATTGCTTGGATCACCTTTGTATTTTTTTGGGTTGGAAGGTTGATACTTTCCCTTATATGCCATCTAAATAACTAATAATGTAAGACTCGTATAAGGTATTTAGAGTGGCAGCACCTAGACCAAGAAGGATATCAGATTTTAAACCAGCACTAACTAACCTAGCGCAAACCTCACATTATCAGGTTATTTTTGGTGGACTTCCACTACCTTTAAGACAGCACTTAAATGTTCGTGGAGTTGGTTATAGGTTCATTACTGAAACATCAGGACTTCTTTGTTACTCTGCTTCTCTACCTGGAAGTTCCCTTGCTACTGCTAATATTAAAGGGAACTTCATGGGAGTAGTTGAGAACATGGCTCACACAAGACTCTTTACTGAGATAGGTCTGGAGTTTTATGTTGACAATGAGTATAGAACTCTCAAGTTCTTAGAGCATTGGATGGAGTTCATTGCCAATGGTTCTGCTCATAGAAAAGCATCTGATGATTACTACTTTAGAATGGAGTATCCATCAGACTATAAGTCAAATCAAACTAAAATCATTAAGTTTGATAGAGACTATGGTGAGAATATTGAGTATACTTTCTGGGGACTTTTCCCAAGAGACTTGTCATCAACAACCGTTAAGTATGATACTTCAGAGATACTGAAGGCATCCGTTCGTTTTAGTTACGATAGATACATTTGTGGTAGAAGTGATAGTTACTCTGTCAATAGAGGAATCGATGGTAACAAGGAAGATGATAAGGGTGGTCCTTCATCTGAAGGAACAAAAGATAGATATGTTCCAGTATCTGCTGGTGCCGCTGGTGCTGGTGGTGTAAGATTCATTCCTCAAGGTATGGGTCTAGCAGAAGCACTCAATAAAGGTTTAGTCTACGATAGCCCTTACGGACCCAGATAAATATTCCTAACTGAACTTTTTGGGTTGTTATGCCTTTACCAAAGATCTCTACACCAACCTATGAGTTGGAACTGCCTTCGAGTGGAAAGAAAATCAAATATCGCCCCTTTCTTGTAAGGGAAGAAAAAATTCTTATCATCGCAATGGAAAGTGAAGATGATAAACAAATTACTAATGCCGTTAAGGAAGTTATCTCAAACTGTATCCTGACCAGAGGTGTCAAGATTGAGCAGTTGTCTACTTTTGATATCGAATATCTCTTCTTAAACATTAGAGGTAAGTCTGTAGGTGAAGAAGTAGAAGTTCTCATCACCTGCCCAGATGATGGTGTCACTCAGGTTCCTGTGGCAATCAACCTGGATGATATCAAAGTCCAAACGGGAGAAAACCACAACAAAGATATCAAACTTGACAATGATCTCATCCTTAGGATGAAGTATCCATCAATGGAGGAGTTTGTTAAGAATAACTTTAGCACAGAAGAACTCAACCTTGACGGTACTTTTGACCTCATTTCTTCTTGTATTGAGCAAGTTTACTCTGAAGAAGAGTCTTGGGCAGCATCGGACTGTACTAAGAAAGAACTTAGAGAGTTTCTTGAGCAGTTGAGTTCCAAGCAGTTTAAAGAGATTGAAACTTTCTTTGAGACGATGCCTAAGTTGTCTCATACTATTAAAGTTATGAATCCTAATACTAAGGTTGAGAGTGATATTGTCTTGGAGGGACTGAACGCTTTTTTCGCGTAGGTATGGCTCATGAGGATCTTGAGTCATACTTTAAGATAAATTTTGCCCTGATGCAGCACCATAAATACTCATTGACTGAGTTAGAAAATATGATACCTTGGGAAAGAGAAGTTTATCTTACTTTCCTAAAACAATACATTGAGGAAGAGAATTTAAAACAACAGCAATCTGAACTAAATGGCTGAGTTTTCGCCAATCATAACTACGTTAAAACCTAGAAGAACCAGAGTTTCTTCTTTTACATTTCTGAATCGTCCCCAAGAACAACAACCAAGGGAAGATTTTAGAACTACGCTTGCGCTGCAGCAAAATAGACTTGCTTTTGATAATATCAACTCCTCATTAGTAAACCTAACTAACCAAGTCACTGCTCTGAGTGCTTCTCTGGATGGTATTGCTCAAAGAGTCAGAGAAGACTCAGCACTAGATCAGGCAAGAGAAGCACAGAAGAGACGACAAGAAGAAATATTAGCAGAGCAGAAACTTAGAGAAGGTAAAGAGAGCGTCGTTGAGCGCAAGATGCAGTCTGCTCTTCTCAGACCTGTTAGAAAGATTGGTAATAAAGCGCGGTTTACACTAGGTAGACTGGCAAACTTCTTTATGATTCTTTTGGCAGGTTTCCTAGGAAACATGGCACTATCTACCATTAGTGCTTTGATATCTGGTGATAAAGAAAGACTAGAAGAACTAAAGCAGAAGTTCTTAAAGAATATTGGTGTTGTAGGTGGTATATTCCTATTGTTCAGTGGTGGTCTTACCACTATACTTGGTTATCTTACCAGACTTGGTGCTAGACTTGGTAGTGCTGTCTTTAGAAACTTACTCATAAGACCAGTCAATGCTCTGATAAACCTTGTAAAAGAAGGTGTAAAGGGAGTAGCAAGAGGTTTAGGTTTAGCACCAAAGGCAGCACCAAAAGCACCACCAGCAAAACCAGCACCTCCAAAGGCACCACCAGCAGCAAAACCTGGAGGTAAAACAGGTGGAGCAGCACCACCAGCTAAAACAACAAAACCAGCAGGAGGTCTAAAGGGTTTTGGCAAATCTGTAGGAAAACAAGGACTTTTTTCACTAGGTTTTTCGACTGCTATAGACCTTGCCTTTGGTGAAAGTATTGGTTCCTCTCTTGCTGGTGGTTTTGGTGCAGCAGCTCCTGCATCATTGTTTGCTGGTCTTGCTTATATTGCTCCAAAGAACTTATTGTTCCAACTTCCAATAGGTGTTGGTGCTCTAATATCCAGCTACCTTGGATATAAGGGAGGTAGAAACTTCTATAGTGAAAATGTAAAAACAGATCCAGAAAGTTGGTTAAACACCAGTTTTGATCTTAGAAACCTATTTAATGAAAAACCAGTTATCCAAAGACCAAAAGGTTCTGGTGATAATCTTCAATCTTTAAAAGAACCTGATACTGGTGGTAATGTAACTGTTATTAATAATGAATCAACTGCTAGTGCTGGCAATGTTCAGAAAAACAAAAATCTAGGTTCTGCTAACTATCTGCCTAGCATTCCCACTGCTCCTGATGATAACTTCTATATTACTAGTTCACAACTTGTATACAACGCAGGGTGGGCATAAGTAAATGGCATATCGTTCTTCCATCAACGTAAAGAATATCAATAAGTCTCTATCTGGACTAAACAAAAGTCTTCTTAGAGCAAGAGACTCTGCTAGAAGTGTTAGAACCACCATTACCGAGTCAACTAGAGACAAGAGAAAGTCTTTCTCAGCAAGTATATCTGCATTTAAGAAGAGAAGAGAAGCAGCAAGAAGAAGAGAAAGAGAAGATATTGTAGAGGCATCTTCTGTCAAAGGTGCAATATCAAGGTCTTCTAGTGCTGTTGTGAATAGCACTAGAGGTTTCTTAGGGAGAATACTTGACTTCCTTGGAACAATACTAGTTGGATGGGCTTTGACTAACCTCCCAGGTATTATCAAGGCTGCTCAAGATTTGATTGAGAGAATGAAGAAATACTTCGAACTTCTCAACAACTTTAGAATGGGTCTTCAGAACTTCTTGGTAAGTTTTGGAGATATGGTTGGTGAGGTTACTGCTGGACTCAGTAGGTTTGACTTCCTTGCTATTAAGAGAGCAGCGGACAGGGGTATGAAGAG